CCCCACAAAGATCGTCACTTGTCAAAACTATTGCAACTTGCTATTGCAATTCGCCGAAATTTATAAAATTTAAATATTGTGGTTTGGATTAAAAAGCCTTAGAAAAGGGCTGATTTTTCAAAAACTACAGTAACCAGAAAGTTTAATTTTCATACAATAATAATGAAGTTAAACTTCTATTACTATAAGGAGGCAAAATATAATGGCGGATTTCAATAGTTCCACCACCCCTTCTACATTTAAAGAAGCGGTATGTATAGACGCCGGCAGAGTTTATGACTCATGCTGTGAACAGCATGAAATAATTTATATACATTATTTTGCAAAATAAAACACCCCTTAAAACTGTAAGCAAAACAGCTTTAAGGGGTGGAATTAAATTATTTAACTAAACGCTCGAAACTATTGTGTATCAGGCTCCCATTTGGGCATAACGATAACGGTTTTATAAGTGCTGCACGTTTCCGGCGATGTGTTTTTTTAACCACTGTGCCGACAGGCAGACGCTCCTGCATTTCATCCCATTCATCATTAGGAAACCAGTAAGCAAATGTCTGTGTCGGCTGGTCATATAAAGTGAATGTTACATTCGGCTGACCCAGACCGTCGCCCTGCTGGTTATAGAATTTAACCTCGGCCAAGCCCTCATAAGTGACAGAAGTATACATTGTAAAATCAAATTCAATGTTATCACCTACAATAGGCTCATAAACAAGCGCAATTATTACGGTTTTATATGTACTATAAGTCTCAGGTGAGGTTTTTATATATACTATGGTACCGATAGGAAGCTGATTTTGCATTTCGTCCCATAGGTCATTTGAAAACCAGTAGCCAAATTGCTGACCGGGCAGGCCGCACAGTCTAAACGATACTTTGGGCTGACCCAAACCGTCACCGTTTTGGGTGTAGCTCGTAACTTTAGCCAAACCGTCATATGCAACGGTTGTATACATTGTGAAATCAAAGTCTATACTGTCACCGACCAGCGAAGGAATAGACGCGCCCATTGTGCCGACTATTTGATTGCCTGCTTTGTCATGCGCGGTTGCACCATCGGCCAGTTTATCGGGCGTTACGGTATCATTTGTAAGATCAATGAGTGTGTCGGTGTCATAGACGACTTTATTTACAGCCATCTGCTCACCCCGCGATTGTTACAGTAGTACCACCCGAAGCGTTTTCGGTCTCAACATATGGAATCGCTTTGACGGTGACCTGCGATAAAAAGTTATATCCTTCCTCTGAATCGGGCAGTATAACCTGATCGCTTGTCGTCGGTGTTACTTCTTTACTCTGCGGGTTTGCACCTTCTGTGCCGGACATTGCGCCGTCGACACCTAAAATACTGATACCTGCGCGGATGTTATCGGGTATTATTTTGGCCTTTTCCGCAGCATCGATGCCGACCTTTCCGCTTCCATCGTGAAAACCATTCGGAACCGTGTACTGTTCTTCTTTCGCAGCGATGGAGCCGGTCACAGCACCACGATTAGGCATAGTACCTGTTACTTTCGAGCCATTAACATATGCAGTCTTAGTTTCAAGCAGTTCGGCAGCTGTCGCCGTTGCATCCTGTGTATTTGAATCATAATCACAAGTACCAGTTACAGGCGCACCGCTTTTGTCGTGTGCGGTATAACCCGTAAGCATTTTATCTGCTGTTACCGTATCGCTTGTTAAGTCTATAAGGGTTTCCCCGCCGTATATTACTTTGTTAATTGCCAATTTCTGTTCCTCCTATTTATTATTTTTTCTGCAAAAGGGCCAGCTGAGCGGCCAAAGAGGCATTTTTTATAGCAAGCTCGCTGTTTTTCTCCTTTTGCTCTTCGTAAAGCTTTTTGTAGTCGCCGAAGCTGTCACCGTAAAGCTTCACTATAGCGTCGGCAGTGTCTGCGTCAAGCCTGCCTGTGACCGCAAGGCCGGACTTTTTCTGTATGTCCTTTATGGCCGAATCGGTGCCGGTCCCTATATAGCCGTTGCCGTCCAGTCCGTAACCGAGGCCGTTTAACAGCAGCTTTGATATATATATTGCAAGCGCGGGCTGAACACCTTCGTTTATAATGTAGCTGTCCCGGGCGCGCTGGTCGGAAGAGGCCGGTGCTTTATAGGTGATCCCTGCACCCTCGCATATACCCTTGCAGATAGTTTCGGCAATAAGGTCATGCTCGCTTACAAGCCACTTTGCAACCTCCGGCACGTCGTGAAAATCTACTTCAATGTAAACTGCCGTCGCGGTGGTGCCGTTCAGCTCCTTAAGGTCGGTGCGGGCCGATATGCCGCGCCCCGCGTCCTGCTTCAGCACAATTGAACGAAGGGCGTTAAAGATGGGCGTCGCGTATTTAAGATTGTTTTCGGCCGTTTTATAAACCATCACGCTGGTGCCGCGCGCCTTTTTGTTATAGGCGTTGGTATGTATAGGAACATGCAGGTCGGCCGGCCATGCGTTGCTTTCGGATATATTGCCCGAACCGTTAAAGCCTATCTTTACGGCCATACCGCACCGCTCCAGCGCGGTCTTTACCTTTTGTGCAATGGCGCGGCAGTTGTCGCGCTCGTTTGTATTTACGCCGTTATATGTATTGTTAGGCTGGTTGCTGGGACTTAAGTATACTTTGAATGCCATTAGTTTTCCTCCTTTATTTCGGGCAGGCCCGCTATAGATGTAAGCAACGACAGAATACCGGCCAAAACCGATGCGCTAAGTACCATTATCCAGTTGACATCGCCTAAAGCCGCGCTTGTGCCGATGGTTGCGACGGCCGTCTGCGCAATAGTTTTAATTGCACGGATACCGGCCGCCTTGATCCATGTTTTAAAGTTTGTCATGTTTTTTCCTCCCTTAAAATTATCTCTTTGTTTTCGTTATTTGTGATACTCTTTTAGCTCTTGTATTGTGCCATTTACGTTTTTTTTCATATTTTTTAAATCTTCGTCTAATACAGCATAATCTTTTTCTAGTTCATATACTCTATCAATCACCTGATTATGTCGCTCTACCTTTTTTTCAAGCTGTTCAATTCGGTAGTTAGTCAGCCTGCTCGATGTAAGTATACCTGCAAAAGTTCCTATCAGCGTCCCGCTGAACGAAATTAACGCCACAATTATTACGTCATTCATAATTTAATCTCCTCAAGGTCAGTTTGTTTGATTTACATTTAATTGTCGATTTCAGTGCCTCCGATTATTACTGTTTTACCGCTTTGCGGGTTGCTTACTTCGGAATACGGTATTTCTTTAATTGTGACGTTATCGGTCATTATCTTGTCGCTGGTTTCCATCGATTGCGCGGTTGTTTTTGGGGTTACGGTATAACTGCCGCTATATACCGGCAAATCTGTACCGCCGCCTATTAGCTGCATTATCTTTTTAAGATATAGATTAGCCGATTTTTTAGTTTCCATATAGCTGTCGAACACCGCCGAGCCGCCCGACGAAGTGGTGCCATCGGCATAAAATTCGCACTTGTCCGAAGTGATAAGCTGAAGAGAATCGGTATTAAGTGTTGAGACCTCCGGATTACTTGTGACGTAAATTACATAACCTGTTTGTATAGGCTGTGTTAGTGTGTAAGTCGTCGTACCCGGTGAGGGCGTAACCTTCTCAACAAATGTTATAGTATCGCTGTCGCTAAGCGAAACAAAATATGCCGGAAGATCTGGCAGCGCTATAGCGTTCGGCACATTGCCGCCATTGCCGAGCGTTATACTGGTCGTTGTCTCGGACAGTTCTATATCTGCACTTTTAATCTGTTTAGTGAGCTTCTTTGATATAAGGTCATATGTATCGGCTGTCGATTCGATCCGGCAAAGCTCTGTCTCGACTGTAATCGTCTGTATATTATCTGTCTCATCGTCGGTGGGGTTATACGGGCCGAAATGCATTACGGGGTTCTTAGGAATACTGATAGAATTTTCTGTATATGTTATTTTGGCACCAACTATTATGCTGCTTACCGGGTATTGATTTTTAAGGCAGCAGTCGACTACTACGGTTTCCCCTGCCGTACTGTCCGAACGTTCGAGAATTACGTCAGAAAAATTATTGTTAACATATTCGATATCGGCCTTATCCTTAACATCCTTCACGACCGAGAAGGCCGAAAATCCGCTGCTGGAACTTTCAACATAGACGGTGGAACCGGTGTCAAGTCCCGCCGGAACGGCGGTGTTTGGACCGTAATATATAATCGCAGCCACGCTTGGTGTGAAGGCCACTTCGGTGTAGCCCGGGCCTGGGCTATCCGGCTTAAGCGTTATGGTGTAATATCCGTTCGGGAATTCATTGCCACCGCTGTATGTCGGAGAATCGACGGGGGCCATTTCCATGTTAGCTTTTAATAAAATGTCTTCTTGATCAGCCTTGTTAGTTACATCGTTTATGTTTTGCAATTGTTCTTCGCTTAATTTATCCTGTTTATCGGCTACGTCTTTGATCCTTGAAAAATTGTATGTTGGATAACCTGCCTCACTATCTCCGCAAACAACATAGTACTTCGCTCCCACAACCGGCTCAGTATCACAGCCCATAAAGTTTGAAAGAGCCGGGTTAAAGGTACAATAATATTTTTTCATGTCGCTGGAACCGGCGGGGCTGTAGGAAACAAGCTCATATATACCGGTTTCATCAGGATTTGGGGCCATAGGCGGTGTACCGTTCAATCCCATATCTGTGTCTGGTATTATTTCAAGGTTGGCCTTAAACAACACATCTTTAGCAGCCTCTATAGCGCTTTCTGCTGCAGTCTCTGCTGTTTCAGCTGCCTCGGACGCCGTGCTTGCCGCAGTCTGCGCTGTAGATGCCGACTGCAATGCCGAAGTTTTCGCGCTATCCGCTTGTGACGCCGAAGCTGCTGCAGCGTTTTTGGCCGTTTCAGCTGCGGAAGCCGATGCGGCCGCAGCATTCTTAGACGCTTCGGCTGCTTCCGCATATTGTTTGGCAATAGTTTCTTTTTGCTGTGCTGAAAGTAAAGCTTCGGCTAATGCGTTGTATTCATCGGTTGACATTATTTCTAAATCATTTTGTAGCGGTTCGCTTACAGACACAATAAACTTTGGAGTAGTTAACGTGGTTAGCTTATCATTTTCATCTTCTGTAATAATTTTAAGCTCGCATAAAACATCTCCGGCCGCTGCAAAAGTTTGTCCACTGAAATCAAGAATAATAAGATTGTCCTCTATTAAACATGTGTTATAAATTTGAGTGCCGTCCGGTTTGTCTGCATATAAAGTTACAATGCTAGTGTTTTCCGGTAACTTAAATGGCTTTGTGGATTCACTTAATGAGATAATAGCGCGCACTGAATTTGAATCGCCTTTTGTTGCAAATAGAGTATATTGTACCCCTGTTTTGTGTATATCTAATGTAAATCTATATATTTTAGGCTCCAAAGCAATTCCTCCTAACTATAATAAAAAATAACATAAGAAAGGCGCGGATTTCTAACCCGCGCCATAAATATTTAATTATTTTCGTCTTCCAGCCATTCTTTACAGGTTTTTTGAACATCCGACGAATTACCATAAAGGCCTGATTTTCCCATAATAATTCTTATCTTATTTCGCTCGTTTGCGTCGCCGTTGATATATAACTGTTTATAATAGCTTGTAAAAGATGATTTTAAAGCGGATTTGGCTTTTTTGGCAGCTTCTTTGTCTGTGATATCTGGATTATCTTTTTTTATGCTTTCTTCCTTTGAATTTAAAAGACTGTTTAAATAATCCTTAGCTTTACTGCTATTGCCGTTATTTATCAACGCTCCATATTCTTTTGTTTTATTCTCGGCCGTTTGTTCGCCGAACATAGCTTCCTTTATACCCTGCCAAGAAGTTTCATTTATAGGCTTAGATTTTATAAAAACATTAAATATGCTTTCTATATCTCGGGATATATTACCAAAAGGAAGGCCAAAAAATGATGATATAGCGTCAACCGTTCCATTTACTTTATCATAAATTCCCTTGTCTTCGCTGCCCCATGTCTTAGCAGCATCGGCCAGTTTGGTTATTGATGACATATCATTTCTGCTGACATCATATCCTTCAAATACTGAAACTATATCACGCACTAACGGAATAAGGCTCAAGGGATTTAATGAATCCAAAAGGCTGTTATAAAATTCGCCTATATATTTATCTATATAGGTTTTTTCATCATCGTCATCTCTTGCAGCTCTGACAAAAGAAACAAGCAAGGAATTATAAACTCCGGCCAGAACAAACGCTCCGACTGATTTAGCTAGATATTCGGCCCCTGCCTTTCCTCCTATACGTTTACCTTCTATAATACCATCAATCAGCATATTAAGCGACGTTAACGGTTCACTCATAAAAGCAGTTATCTGATCCATAAGGCCGTCTCCGGCACGCATCACACCGGGTCGTGAAAAGACCGAATCGTAAACCTGTGTGTTGGTTACTATCTCGGTAAACCTATCTCCGCAGGCCTTAAAATACTCTTCACTGCCCACCTTATATTTACCGCTTTCTTTCACTTCAAGCTTGACTGCATTCCATATATGTGCCCAAGTAAGTTCGTCCATTTTTTCAGGAAGCTTTGAAAAAATTTCGTCTCTGAAATTAGAATCTTTTCCAAATAAGGCTTTTAACTTTTCGGATGTTGTTTCGGGAGATAAGTTGATTATCCAGTCAACAACAGGTTGGCCTATGCTGGTGTCAAAATATCCCATCTTTTTAACTTTTGCAATCGGTGCATATTTCATCAGTTCCTCATAATTGCGCTTTTGCGTCATTGTTCTTGCCAAATACTTTAAATTAATATACTTTGACGCTCTTGCAATTGACGATGGCTGCTGAATAGCAACTGACGCAGACATAAATACAGCTGTTTTTTTGAAATTTGACAGTGCCTTTCTTACAAGACCCATTTGGTTAGTGCTGCGCTTAATTCCGCCGTTAACATCTTTTAGCAGATCGTTTATTGCTGTTAATGCGGGTTTTCCGTAAACATTTTCAATTGATGTTCTCACAGATTTTGAAAGCTCGCCCTCTTGTCCTATTCGTTTATAACCCAATACTCGGTTTAAATTTTCAAGTGGCAACACCGTCGCGTGATAGCTTGCCATATTGTTTACGTGCTTGCCGAAAACATCGCTGAATTCACCCAAAATAACGGGATTAGAGGCATTCTCTACAGTATCTTTTGTAAATCCGCTTTCTTTACGGCTTGTCTGTTCATTGTCCTTATGCGGATAATAAACAAGATAATTTTTATCAGATATAATAGGCCAGTAATTTTTTTCACGAAAACGGTCAATGTCGTATAAGGCCCTTGTTACTTCATTGCCTTTTTGCGACATTTCGTTTGACAAATATCCCTGCAGCCTGTCCACAAAAGCTTTTTGATTGTCAGTAAGAGAATTCACTATGTTTTCGATATCCGCAAGACTTAGCGGGTGGGGTGTTTTAGACGGAGCAACCTTTTTATTTCCACGGTCGTTTTCAAAAGTTACGTCGTCGCTGTAAACAAAACCACCGTTTTGTAAATGCTTTAAATATTGCTGGCGTTTTGATGCGGCATATAAAAACATCCGTTGTTCAAGATTGAGTTTTATTTTTCCACTTATAGTTGAAAATTCAAGTGCCGCATCCTTATCAAACTTTTTATAACCAAAATCTTGCACAGCTTTTAAATAAAATTCCCGCGCTTCATAGATATCGTTTGCCCATATATCTTCAGACCTTCTAAGGTCTTCGTAAAGTTCTGTTAAACGCTTACTGCCTATGGTTTTAAATATCTGTGCCGGTTTTAACAGGTTCCAGCCAAATTCTTTGATACCGCGAAGTAATTTGCCTCGTTCGATCCGCTCGCTTTTTGTCTTAGGTATAAAGCTTCTTATAATATCATTAGCTATTTCTTCAACACCTAAATTTTTATTGTAATTGAAAAGTTTATTTGCGCCGCTTATCCACTTTGACACCATCTTAATTAAATCATACGCTTCGTTAAGTTCTTCTATTGACATTTCCCTCAGCGTTTTTCCTCTTATTTTTCGGCTGAACTCTTCGATTGCAGTGCTGATATTTTCATCGTAAACAGGATTTTCAGAGCGTTTCATATCATCATAATCCTCTTTAAAACGCGTCAAATAGTCCGAAACTGCACGTTCTCGCTTAGTGTTATAAGTAAACGCCTCAAGTAAATCGGCTACTCCCTGTACGCAATTTGAAGGAATATGCTTTTTTACGGTAGGCTTGGCAAGCATTTTTCCAAACTCATTAAGTCGTGTGCGAATTTTTTCTATTGTAGCTGTTTTCGCAAGTCTCTGGCGATGTTCTGCAAGCCTTTCCCTACCGAGACGCGCCGTTTCATTTATCTTTTCGTTTTTATTAGCTATAACCGCAGAAAGCTTATCTTTATAATATTGTCGTGTTCTTTTATCCTTTTCCGAAAAGTTCGCCTTTAAATCTTTAATTTGTTGCTTATGTTTTGCCTTTAGTGCATTTATTTGTTTTTGTTTTTTATCGGCAAATGTTTCTAATGTTGAAACATCCCAAAACTTATCGTAAATATCTGAAATAATACTCTGCACAACTTCGTTACGGTCAAATTCAGCAATATAAGTGGCTGTATCTTTTGCATCTTCATAAATCTCGATCAGCTTTAAAGGCCGGTCGGATTCACTAACGTTCTTATTAAATATATCAGGATACTTTTCAGCCATGTCTTGCCATATCTTATTAAGCTCGGTAGCAGAACTGGACACGTTGAATTTGCCCATATTACGTTTACGGTATTCTCCGTACGAACCATAGGCATTTTCTACTTCAGCAAGCTGATCTGGGCTTAATGAAAAGCGTAGTTGCTGTATGTCTTTTACGAGTTGAGAAATGTAGTCATTTTTAATCCTAACATTCCGCATATTAGAAACTAAATTTTCGGCGATAGGCGTGGCAGCCGCTACAATATCCTGCCACGTTATTTCTTTATCACTCATAATGCGGCCGTAAAGGTCGCGAAGCTGCAGGGCAAGCTTATCGACGCTTAAAGTGCTGTTGGCATTTTTGCGTATTATGTCAGCAACTTTTCTGAGTTGTGCAGGATTTAAAACCTTATCGTTAGTCACTGTTTTAGTAAGCTTTAAAAGCTCCCTTAATTTAGAAACATCAGATTCAAGCTTTGTAATTCGGTCTGTTAATCTTTTTGTCTCATTTAGATTTTCATAAGCGTCAATATTATTGCGCAAAGAATTTTTAATTTTTTTGTTGACATTTTCGTTTTTTTGAGATATACTATTAATAGAACGTCGAGTACCTAATCTTAATGGAGACGAATTTTCGACTCCTGTAGGCAGTGACGTTCTTTTTTTATTGCTTTCTATTAGCCGTATACTGTAAACATACTGGTTTGTTTTACTCCGACGCACATCTGCCAAAATATCAAATAGTTCTCCGTCTATTTCAACTGTTTTAATAAAATAATCCCAAAATTCTATATTTTTATGAGCACGACTGCTCTTACCTTCTTCTGGTTTATCGCTTGAATATTTTGAATTTTCCACTAATTCAAAAACATTGCCGCTTGCACCAACATTAATTTTAGCTTTATAGCCAGACGGTGAGGAACGTTTATCGCCATAAATACTTTTCCTTACATCCTCATTTTTAAATAAAGCGTAATATGTTTCTCCATTCTTTTTAAACTTTGCAGTTCTTCGGGCAAACTCATTTTTCATAAGGCGAAGGAATATTCTTTTACGTTCGGCGTATGGCAAGTTCTTAATATCTTCATTTGTGGTATAAACTTCTATACCATCTTTATTTCTACCTTCAAAGCTAAATTTAATATTAGTATTTTCAGAGCCGCCGGCTCTTTTTTTATTATTACTTTTATTACCTGCCCCTTTACCGCGTGAATTTTCCACAGCACCTATTAAAGCCTTATCCCATAACTTCTGCAGTTCATCCATATATGACATCATAGCTTTGGCTTCTTCAGTCAAAACAGTATTTTGATATGCTTTTTTGATGTCTGCAAAAAGCTGTTTCAAAAAATTAACTATTTTATTGAATAGGCTTTTATTTTGTTCGGCAAGGGTCTTAAGGGCGGTAGAATTTTTAAGCATTTCGCTACATGCGTCGGCAACTACTTCTTCTACAGCGTCGGGATATGATATTTCCTTGCCCTGCTTTTTATATTGTTCCATCTTATTATTTACAAAGTCATCTAAACTTTTTCCATTATAGCCGTTTAAATGCTCTAAAATAAAAGACTGTAATTCTCTGTATGCTTCTTTATTATACTCGCGCAAATAATGTGTAAGTTCATGAGATGCCACGGAAAGAATAGCTACTTCTCCGCTGAAAACGCTGTTTTTACCGGCGTTTATATCAAGCCTAATCACGCCATCATAATAACTTCCGTTTTCATCAATATATTCGCCTTTTTCATTCGTCCGTGATGAAAAAAATTCAAAGTCTATACCGGTAAGCTCTGCTAATTTTCTGATTGCTCGTAATGAGGCCTTCTGCTTTTCTGATAAACTATTAAAATTTATACTGTCGTCTAATCTTACGATACCCTTTTTTTGCGATATTCTATATTTTTGAGTGCCTATGTTTTGCCTTTCTGAAGCTTTTTCACTCTTGCCTGCCATATATGCCGCTTCTATCTGTTCGGGCGAAAGCATTGAAGTATATTGGCTGTTTAACGCATAATCAAGGCTTATACCGTCTATTGTGCCGTATGTATAGGCTATATCATAACCAGCCGCAAATTCTGCAACATCATCAGTCGGCTGAAGATTAAATGTGTCTATGAACTGTTTTGACAGCGTGCCGTAATTTTGGGCGTACGAATTTATATCAGCCTCACTGTCGCCTGTAAAATCACTATTAATATTATCGTCGGCATTTCCTGACGATGTACCTGTCTGCTCTTGTGCCGAAACCAGCGTCATATTTTCGTTTACGATATTTTTTATACGTTGCTCGGCCTGCTGCGCCGCCCTATATCCTTCGTCATTATAAACGCTCTCCATTAAATTACTGCCAACATCGCCGTTAGAGTTATCCGAAACATTATCTGAACTTTTAAATTCATTTAATACATCTGTTACCCTGCTATCTGACTTTAAAATATTACTTTCTGAATCGGTCAGCGCTTCTCCGCTATACGATTTTGCCACAGCGGAGACAGCAGTATCTAAACTGTCGGAATCCATCCCCAGACCCGAAAGCCTTTCCCTCGCTGTTTTTTGAATAGATGAATAAAGCGCTTCACTTGTTTTGTTAGCAGAATAATCTAAAGCAGCATTTTTAAGCCGTCCAGCATCAGCGGCGGTTACTTTTTTATTTGATAGGTCACTGCTTATTTTATAAAACTGGCTATTTTGCTCTGCCGATAGTCCCTCACTGATAAGTTGTTTAACAGCGCTATCGGAAAGGCGCGAAGACCTATTAGAAATATTTTCGCGAGCATTATTTATTCCGGCAGATGCCACGCCAAGACCACCGAAGCCAAAGCCCATAAGGCCACCGCTTAATCCGGCCGTTACTACCTGTTCCGTGATTTCTTGAGATGCCTTTCTTTTAGCATCCTGTATACTGTCGCCCTCCGAAACATACTGTTGTACCGTAGTGGCATACTGAGACAGCTCGCCGTTCATTAATCCGTCATAAATAATATTTGCTATTTCGGTGTTCATTTCTTCCGAAGCATTGACGAATACAGTTTTACCTATTTCTTTAGCAAGATTTTTAACGCCGGCTTTGCTCCAGCCTAATTCTTTTATTATTTCAGGCGCGCTTTTAGTTGCTAAGCTTTTTAAATTACCAAGTGAAACTTTTTCAAACAGTCCTTCAAATACGCCTGCCGCCACCGAGCCTAAAACCACCTGGCCGCCGGTCGCTCCGCGATCTAATAAGTCATTAGCCGTACTTGCAGCGGCCGAACCGCCTAAAACAGCCGCTCCGACAGCAGGCGTCGTTACAACACTTATACCAGCTGCCGTTAAACTATCTAATGCCGATGTGCTGGTGTCATATAAAAAATCCCAGACATCTTCACCCCATGCGCCTTCCCAGTTTGATTTTGTGCCTTCACGAAGCCCTGATGTCATACTAGAAAATGTAGATCGCCGATCAGAATTGCCTGACAGCGTGTTAACAGCATATTCAAGGCCTGAAGATAGCGAGGTTACTACACTTCCGAGCGTTGACAAAGCCCCCTGCCATCCACCGGAGCTTGCATAGTTAAACGTATTTTTAATTATCTCTTCGTTGTAACGCTTATCGAGGCGAGCATCTGCCAAATCATTAAAATACTCGAGGGCCTGATCTTCGCCTTTATTTTCCATAATCCAGTCGTAACTGTTTTTTTCGTCCTCGGTCATTAGGTCAAAATACTTTTTGTTGGTAAGATAGCCCGCAAATTCTTGGTCATTTAGTCCTATGCCTAAATCTTCGGCATATTTGTCAAAGGGGTTTTCGTAAGAAACGCTCCCCTTTTTGCCCGCGCTTTCCTTCCATTTTTCTTCAAATTCTCTTAATTGAGTCTTTTGGGCAAGATTTGTTTTTAAAAGTTGTTCTAAAGACGAAAGTTCATTTATCTTATTTGTATTTTGCTGTATCCGCTCAAATGCGGCTTTTTGCTCAGCAGTCATAGAATTCGGCATTAATTGCTTTTGCGAACCGCCTGATATAGCGTCGTCTTTTTTAATCTGTTCTCTGAGGCTATTCACATTTGCTTCAATTGAGGATAATTCTTTATTAATTTCATCCTCGGTCATAACCTCATACTGATAAGAATTAAGCCACTTTTGTTCGTCTTCAGTGAGTTGTTTTGATGTGTTTAGTATATTTTTTATATCGGCGTATGTTTTTCCACTATATTTATTTAAATACTGGTTGTTTTTGACCGCTGTTTCATATTCGTCAGCATTTTTAAACTGTTCATACGTTTTTGCGATATTTGTTATACTGTCTAATCCTTTAGAGTATTCATTAAGCAGCTTATCGGCATTTGAAAGCATTTCATTATAGTTTTCATTGTTGCTTTCATATTTTTGTATGTACTGCTTATAACTGTTAAGACGATTATATATATTGTCCGCATCTTGTTTGTATGCTGACATTGTGTCGGTATTCTGCCAGCTTGATGAAATCGTATTATAACGATTAGTAAAGTCAGTAATATCGTCTTGGAGATTCCCTATATCAATGTCATATATAAGGTTGGCTTTTTCCCTAAACTCTTCATCGCGTTTTTTAATTTCTTCTACTTTTGCATCCCTTTCTGCTTGAGATTTTTCCCATTCTCTTTTTGCGCGTTCATTTAATCTAATCCAAGCCATTAATATACACCTCTATTAATCTATTTCAAGACTTTTTTGTAGATTTAATATATAATTTAATGCAACCTCTTCACCCATTGTTTTTTTTATTTCATCGTAAAGTTCATCAAGCCTATATTCTGTTCCGTTATATTTAACTATTGCATTATTATTAATAGTGTTTGGACCGCCCCAATTATGGCCCCCTGTATTCGGAGCTGCAGCAACCCAATCATAATTCATTAACGGATGATTGACGCCTACGGCTCTAATATTCACGTCTAAAGCAGATTTGATATTTTCATCCCATCCCTTTGCTTTAGACATTTTATTTAATGCTGCATTAAATTGTTGTAAACCATCGTTCTCATAAATGCTTAGTAGTTCATTGAATTCCTCATCCGTCCAAGCGGGTTCGGAAGCCGCAGCATTTTTGGCCGCCAAATTCAATTCATAATTTTTTTGCCACTGGCTATCTGCTATTGCATCGCGCTCTTTTTGATATGCCATTTGCGCATCAAACTGGCGTTTGCTTTCGTCAAAGCTTCTATTTGCCTGCGCGTCGCTGCTCTCCGCCTGTGCCAAGCTCATAAGGTAATTCAGCTCGTTCATATAACGGCTATATCCTTCGCTGTCTTCCGTTTGATAGATATTATATTTATTCAAAAGGTTATTTCCAGCCCTATCGTAAGCGTCAAGCGCCATAGCGTAATAGTCCGGGATATTTTCGTTTAATGCCTGTAAATACTGATTATATGCCTGATTACCGGCGGAAGCCGCATAAGAATTTGCATATCCGCCTGTCAAAGAGGATGCGCGCCCTATAGTATCCTGCATAGCCATTTTGCCAAGTGCTTTATACTGGTCTCGCGCTTGCTGATACAGCATGTCCGAACCTAAATCATACTTAAAATCCTCACGATTCATATATTGATCGCGCACTTTTTCCATTTCCGCTGCGTTTTTATATGTATAACCGGTCATTGAATTTCTTTTATTGTATGTATCGTCACTTTCGCCGTAAAGTTTTCTTGCCGCCATATTATATTACTCCTTTTATTTTTTCTTTTAGCTTAACAAATTATTAATTAATATTTCTAACCCGCCGATTAAAATAGCGTTTTTTATATTGAATATTTAATAGCAAACATGCTATAATATATTAAAAGTTAAGAGGGATTAGTTTGTATATTAAAAATGGGATCGCATATGCCGGCGAACAGAAACAGCCGTTAAAAATTAGCGGCGTACGTCCTTTAAATGACTATAAATTATGGGTAAGATTTAACAACGGAGAAGCAAAAGTTTTTGATTTTAGCCCTGAACTTGACTCTCCGGCTTTTTCTCCGTTGAAGGATAAGGACGTTTTTAATTCTGTTTATATTGATTATGGGGTTACTGTTTGGAATAACGGCGATATTGACATTGCCCCAGAATACCTTTATAAAAATGGGAAATCCGTAGGAGATGTATTTAATGCCTGAGAGCTGCGATATAATTATTGATAAGCTTATAGATGAACGGCATAATAAAGGCATGACTCAAAAAGATTTAGCGAAAGCCGCAAACCTAACCCAGTCCATCATAGCTCGTTTAGAAAGAAAAAAAGCAACACCGCAGCTCGATACACTTTTAAAGGTTGCTGCCGCTCTTGACTGTGATTTGGCAGTCATCCCAGCCTCAAAATAAAAAGCTTTTTAAACGCAACAGCCTGCTATATCAGCAGGCTGTTTTGATTTTTGCAAAATTATTTTGTTTTAAAATAAAAAATAATGTGAAAATTATTTACATTTAAATGCACTTATAATATAATAAATCGAAGGAAGGTGGAATTTATGAAAAAGATAATTACTTTGTTTGCGGTTTTTGCATTGATTTTTAACCTTGCTAGCTGTGGCGATGATACAACATCAAATACTGGAGCATCTAATAATTCTGGGTCTGATGGAAATAGAACAACTACCGAACAAAACAATGAAACGGTAGTTGTCCCGAATGTTGTTGATATGAATAAAGATGAAGCTGTTAAGGTTTTGGAAGACGCTGGTTTAAAGGCAGAATTAAAGATAAAATATGCTACCTGGATAGGCCCTGAAATCGGCGCTTATGAAGAAGATTTAAAAGTTCTTGAACAGGATGTAAAAAGCGGTAATATTATGGGAAAAAACAGCACTGTCACCATAACATATAATTTAAACGCAAGTTCATTTAAATATGATATAAACGATGATAATACTATTACATTAGTTTATATTTTAACAACATATTATAATAATAATAAAGTCATTATTCCAAATACTTTTGAAGGGAAAAAAGTAAGCAAAATTAAATATTCAATTATAGATGATCTTAACCATCGCTTTAAATATGTTTTAAAAATTGAAGATTTTAAAATTGAAATTCCATATAATGTTGAAATAATTGACAATCTGGAATCTGCAAAACCAAATAATATCATTTATTATTAATTTCCACAGCTTGCTTGAGTTCAGCAAGCTGTTTTTTTACGCTCTGAAGTTCTTTTGTCAGCAAAGCGATTATTTCAGTATATCTTAAACTTTTAGTAGATTCACCGGTATAATTTCCGTCGTTATCCATATCGGCTATATCCATCACCAAAGCTGCGTCTTGAGATGTCAACCCTGCCTTTTCAACTGCTTCCTCCACTTCTTGCGCTATAAAACCTGTATGTATCCGCCCAGAAGTTCCTTCATTGTATTTAAAACATCTTGGACGCAAATTGTCAAAAAGTATAGAATACTTATCCGACATATCTGTGATTGAATTCTTTTTCTTTTTATCCGATAAATCACCACTTGAACCTACATCATAAGACCATGTACCGGATAGACGTCCTATTCCATCACTACGTGTTGTGACACTCGCATACGTTAAAGGTGATCCTGACGAATTATTTTGCATAGCACCCATATAAGATAAATTATGGCATAACGCTATATATGATTCACTATCCAAAGAACTTTTATTAGTGAATTTTGTGCCTCCGTAGGTACTTCCTGTATTATACGGCCAAACCTCTACAGTACCTATTTTAGATACTAACGCATCCGAACCGCCTTCGGTTCCTGAACTTGTTTCAATAATTGATCCAGCCTTAAGTGTTCCCTCTATAGTTGCATTTTTGGCATAAGTGGTACCGCCGTAAGTAACATAAAACTGGTGCTGCCCATTTTTCTGTACAAGAATTGCCGCTGTATCGCTTGCTATATTACCGCCAGCGCGAAGTGTAACGGTATATGTATCAGAACCGATAGTGATTTCTTTTTGCAGTGCATTTTGATTTATATTCCATCCGGCTATGTTGCCTTGCGTTGATTTAATAACGCCTTCGATGTCGGCATTTTTGGCGAACAAATAACCACCGTATTCTGCTCGAAGCATGGTGTCCCCTCCGGCAGTTATAAGAATTGCTGACGAAGTTGAATCGGAAGGGTCGGAATTTAACCCTACATAATAGTTAGTACCATTTTTAGTAAATGATTTACTGATTCCGGCACCGCCTATGCTCCAACCGCCTATATTGCCCTGTCTTGAAGTAATTTTGCCTGTTAAATCAACGCTTGAGGCGGTCATCTGTCCTTGATTATTGACGGTGAAATGATCGCCTATAGATATCGACCCGCCTGTTATGTGTGCAGATGGGAAATAAATATCGTTTTCGTTTGTGTAGCATATTTTCACATCATTTCGCCAAAGGCTCCACTCTGCAGGTGTGATACGTGTTTTTATGGGGCTTGCTATATGAATCGTCTGTTCCTGCCCATCTTCGTCGATTATTTTTATTGTTTCTGAAATTATACCTACTTCAATGCCATATATAGGAGAAATGCCATCAAAGCCTAATAGACCGTCTTTAATATATTGTTGAGAATTTGCGACATAGCTGCCAAAATCTGATTCAAGCGTTTCATGCCATGTGTAAAGCTGACGAATACCAACTGGAGTACCCTCTATATTAAGTGTAGCACTTCCAAACAGCCGTCCAAATTCGCTGATGAATGTCCTGTTCCCTGCTAAAGTAGAGGCAAAAGTTTTAGAATCACGTACAACAATATCAGCGGTTTTAATTATATTAGATTTTATGGCAAGTGCCGTTGCCTCAAAGTTGTTTTTATTGTTTGGCGTATAAATAGACTTGCCGGAAGCTGCGTTTACGGCATTAGCAATACCTTTTGTGATACCGGCCGGCGTAAGCTCGCCGAGATTGAGGTTTATAATGCGCTGATAATCGCCAAGCGTTTTCCAAATCTCGCTGAGTTGAGTCGATGCAGGTATATTTCTGTTATTATGTTCCAAACAGTATAAAGGACGGTTAGGCGGTAATAAATAAATCATTATTTCGCACTTCCCTTTTTGTTGTTAATTATTATACTGTAAACCTTACAGTCGCCTTTGCCGGTTAGTTTAAATCGAAAAAATTCACATCTTCGCGGCGTTATCGGAATTTCCACACTTTTTAGATTGCCGTCGTTAATATCGTCTACATGCTCCCAGTTGCCGTTTTTATCGTATTGAATAAAAATGCGGGCAAATGTATCCCTCTCCATTTCAAGCCGTATATAGACCTTTTCTACATAATTTTTATCGGGTGTACTATATCCTATATCGGGTAATTCTATCATCCAGTTAACAGGCCTTTCAAGTTCGCCCTCGCTGCCTGTAACTGCGATCAGATTGTTATCACCGTCAACAATATAAAGTTCATTGCCAACTGTACAAAACCATTTAACAATTAAATTGTCCTCTTTATGCCAAAGGCCTGTGCGCCTGTTATATACAAAAAGTTTATTTTCACCTTTAGCATTCTTGACCGCCGTGTAATATCTACCGTCAAGAACGCCCGCCTTTGCTTCGTAAAATGTTTCTTCTCCGAGGTTATATGATATCGATCCCGGAAGCTGACCGTTATAGCCATAAAAACCGTCAACACCTTTATATAAAACATCTCCGTCAACTACCCTTACGCTTTCAGAACACCCCTTTTGCACACCGTTACAGCTAAAGGATGTTATAGAAAAGTTTTCCGGCAAGCTGCCATAAACATGATGTATATAAAACTCTTTAAAAAATACAACGGTATTCTGATATGATACGGCGCCGGTGAAAGCGCCGTCACTCCCTAAAGATGCAGTATATGAATCAATGGACGTGCCAGAAAAATAACGCCAGTTTTTAAAATCACCTAATTTTGAAGAATAGATTTCATTTACTACGCCATCTTCAGTAGGGCCGTAATGGCAGCCCCACAGCCTGTTGTTGCATTCAACAACAAAGTCCATTAGCGGAACTCTGCGAGCCACTTTAAGGCCTCCCTGAACGGTTTTAGACTGGTCTATCAATCCACCGATAACTATATAATTATCGCCTTTGTCATAAACTACGAAATCGCCTTCGATATCTTCTACCCCGCTGCCTGATATTGTAACGGCATCATCTTCTTCGAACGGAACGCCGATGCCTCCTGCGCTTATTTTTACATAAGACGTAGCAACAGATACCCACATCTCCGTTGGTGAACTCCAAACCCATAAAATATGATCGTCGCCGGAAGTGTCAAGCCAGTAAGTACCATTGTCAGGATCAGATGGCGGATTGTCAGATATTACAGGATTTATTTCTTCTCCATTAATTTTGCATGGAATATAGGTTACTGATGTACTGTCAGAAGCCGCATATTCCGCTTCCATGCCGCCATAATCGCTTATATCCTCTGTATTTACATACTTTTTATCAGGGAATATGCAAACATAGCTTCCCGTAGATACAAGCTGTTTAGGGCAATCGTCGGGAAGTGTGGATAATATTAAACCAGGCACGGCCTCGCCGTTAATATAAAAGTCGTTCCCATCTACATAACAAAGTTTACCGCGGTTAATAAGTCCCTGTGGATTAGTGAGCTTTTTTACATAACCGCGTCTTTTCCTTGTTGCGGCCAAAGGATAATATTCGCCGGTCATATTTTGCATGTCATAAAATTCGTTATAGCTTATCCTTCTATTATGGTTATAGCCGAGAAATTCTTCTATGGTGCTTTGCGAGGTATTCAACCCTCCAGCGGATGAATAATACATAGTTTACCTCCAGTTTATATCATTGCGGTTTTTAACATTGTGAGTACGTGCAAATTTACATCTAAACGTATTTGAAAGGCCGTTAAATATTTCCGCTGCGTTATTATACCTCGCGGTTTCTTCAGAAAAATAATTGATCTGCATTAAAAGATAATAAATATAAAGCTCGCTGTACGGATCAGGAACTAAAAGTTCAGTATCCATATCATCATCGGCGTCATAACGTTTGTAATCAAGTTCTTGTTCAAGGATATAATTATCAAACAGTTCTTCCTTCATCTGTCCGTCAACATCGGAAAGCCAGTCGACAAGTGTCTTTTTTTCAAAATTATGTTTATTTAAGGCTGTTACCTTTTCTATAGCTTCCCTAACAGTCATGTGAAACACTCCTTAAAACAATAGGCGTATTCAAAATACGCCTTAATTTATTCTTTAAACGCCTGAGATTCTGCATATATAGCCGCTATATCTTCGGCATATTCTGAATGTTTTAATATCTCCGCAACCGCTTCCGGTATCTCTACCTCAGTACCGCGCTTTATTATGTATGCCTTGCCGTTTAAAGCTACATACTGATCTTGGTCTGCATTAGCTCCGGGCAGTCTTGGCAATCTGTATTTAACCCTTTTTTCGGTAGTAATCTTTTTTGCTGCCATTGAAATCGCTCCTTTTAATATTGAGCAGGGGCAAAAAGCCCCTGCTCGTATTTAATTAGTTTTCTTCGTCTACGCTGCTATAGCTTGAACAGCTTTCGACACGAATAAGACGTTCAGGATAAAGAATTTTGGCGCCATGCTTAAATTTATAACCAACCGTGCTATAAAGGTTAAGTGCGCCGCCCGCTTCCTCTTTGGGATGAATAATCATCTCCATCTGAGCGCCTGCAGGATCAACAACGCCGTAAGCCTTAGCACCCAAAAACAGCGTAGCATATACAGCCCCGCCGTTGGACGATCCGTCACCGGGTGTAATAACAGCGTTTGCATCACACGATATTGCACTGTCAAGCGTTATTGTAGCGCTTCCAGCCGCTCCGGCAGCAGCCGAAACAATTTTATGCGATGCACCGCCTATCAAGACATTACGCTCGGCAAGAGCCGTGGCTTCGTCTGCACTAATCGCCTCATTAACTGTTACTGTGGCTTTACTTGTAACCTGAGCTTTAGCAGTGAGATTACGTGAAGCAGCTGTCAGGTTGCTTCCACGCCATATCTTTGCTTCATTAGATTCTACAAATCTTACGCCCTCAAGTTCTCCTATTTCGCCGTTAAAAATCTGAGTAACAGCAGCGTACTTATGTGCCTCTTCCCATGCAGGGTCGCTTCTCAAATCTTCAGCAACAGAAGGATGGATTATAGCGATATACTTACCATCAATCTTGGGAGCTTTGTTCTTTTTGAGGAATGTAGCACACTTTTTAACGAGCGCCCTTGTCATAAGGCAGGTATCGTCAAGCGCCGATCTGCTTGTCACTTCGGTGTCATCGGACTTTGGCGCATACATAACATTTGTGCCGGCCACAAGCACATTACGTGTAAGTGTATCCTGTGTAGCACCGCCTGCGGCACCCATTTCCTCGGTACATCCGTAAATAATGTCATCATAAGCCTCTAGCTCAAGACGGTCGGAAATCGATGTATAATCACCATGCTGGGTGCATGTAGTTTCGATATAGGTCATACCGAATTTTGAACCGTCGGGGTTAACGCCTTCGGTGAGGGGTGTCAGCGCTTTAGGAAATGTGTTGAATTTACGCCATTCAATCTTGTTGCCTCTTCCAGCCGGTAATGGCTGTTTGTCGCCAAACTGGCTAAAAATAAGATTTTCACGTGCATTTTCAAGCAATGCAGTATCGTAAAAAGTTTTCATTGTAGGCGACATTGAAGGCTGGGTCGTCACCTGAACATTAGGATCAGCAAAAAGCTGTAAATTAATCTTTTCAATCATATTTATCTCTCCTTTTTTAACAGGAGAAATTTAAAATTTCACTCTTTCTCCTGTCTTTATAAAATTTTCTCTTATTTTTTTGAAATCTTTTAGAGTAAGTTTGCTTGGGTCGTCTTTAACCACTACAGCATTTTGCGAGGCAAGACCGTTTTCTACCGGGCGGGATTTGTTTGCCTGAACGGCGTTTGCCGTTTGCTGCATAGCTTTTTCGGTAGCGACTTGCACGGTCGCAGGAATTATTTTGCTGTGATTAGTGGCAATGAATGCGGCCGTTGTATCTACACCAAGAGCAACAAGCTTAGCAAATTTTTCATTTTGCATTTCGTGTTCTAAATCAAAATTAGGAAACTGCTGTTTTGTCGACTCAGACTGTTCGAGAACCCTTTTCCATCCGCGTTCGTATTCTTCCTGTCTTTCGCGACGCTCTTTTTGCCGCTCAAGGTCGGCCACCTGTCTTTCGAGGTTTATTACTCTTTTCGCCTCTTCGACAGAACATCCATGTTCTATCGCATAATTTTCATAGAAGCTGTTGTCATCATTCATAGCTTTGGACAGGTTGTTTATAAAATCATCGCTTGCAGGGTCCAAACCGTATTTGCTGCCGGCCATTTCCAAAATCGGTTTAATGCTTTCAAGCTGATTTTCAATGCCCTTATATTTTTTCAACCTTTGGTTAAGTACGTTCTCGATAGCCTGCTGGTATTCAGCTTTATATTTATCGCTTTTTACCAGTTCGCTAAATGGAACGTCGTTCCCATTCTCCTCTTTTGTAGAGGCTTGTCCATCACTTTGAACGTCTTTATGGTCTTGTTTGCCATATCTTACTTCGACATTTTCAGCTTCTTCCTTTTTCCTTCCGGCGGTAGAAGGTTTTTTACCGGGTTCTGATAATACAGAAGCATCCGGTGTCTCGCCTGTTGTTTGACCGGCTGCCGCTGGTGCGCTCCCGGCATCCGCGAACAGCTGAAGGTCTATTTTTTTAATAAACATAAGATTTCTCCTTTTATGTTCTGCCGCTTAAGATCGGCGAATCTATTATTAATATATAATCCTTTAAATTATTTTTCTAACCCAGGCCCCATAATTTTTAAAAAATATGGATAATTTTTATGTAGTAATTCAAAACCACCCATAATTGTACTAAATGCTATTTGAAAAGTATTGCTAAATCGCTTTTTAGGTGTGCATTTAATTAGCGCCCAACCGTTTTCTAAAACTATTTCTGGTTCTGATTTTAAAAGGTCAATGTTTCTGCATATAAACTCAGCTAAAGCATATGAAAGCGCTGAAACTGAGGCGCAAAGTATATCCTGGCCATGCGGTGCATATCCTGCGTGTCCTTTTATTTCTAAAGAATAATCTTTATTGCTATATTTAATCTGAATCATATTTTAACCTTCTGGGTCAACGACTGACTGTGCGTTATCTCTTGCCCTTTCTACATATGGATGTTCTTTATCTTCAACACTCATGCCATCCATATTAACCTGCCCCGTAGGCAAAGGTTGGCCGCTTTGCTGTGCCATTGCAACCAGTTGGTTTACTAAAGCCGGTTCATATTGTTGCGCAAGCCCTAAAGCAATATTTTGAAATTGCATAAGAGACTGTAACAACGTACCATTCTGCTGAATGGTTTGGATGATATCGTTTTTATGTGCAAAATCCATAGATTTAAGACAAGCTAATGCTTGGTCTGCCATCTGCGGGTTAAAAAATCCGAGATTATATAATTGCAGTGCAAGTTCATTTTGTGCCATCTTAGTATAAGGACTTGCTTTTTGCGCGCTGATTTCAATATCAAACTCGGGCATTCGCATTCCCATGTCAACACCCATTATCGAAGGCTGTTGTACCGGCTGCAAATTCGCATTTGAATACTGTACGTAACGATTCATTCCTGCTTCGCCAACAATGCGAAATTGCCGTGGAATTGAATAGAATTGCCTTATAAGTTCAATGCACTGGGATATAACCTTACGAAATGCCTCGTAAAACGTCCTATTTGTATTGCGTGATATCTTTCCGCTCTGTTCCTGCATTGTCGCTATTGCAGACGCTGCGGTGACGCCCGAAGTCGTACCGCCGTTTGATACATCTCTGTTACCTGTACACTCCTTCATCTCTTCAATTAGAGCGTCGCGAACCTCTACATAAACACCGGGCAAACCCACAGCATTTATAGACATTATGTTTGCTTCGCTCAATGAACCTTCTACATGGACAAAATCATTGTTCAGGTCTGCATACTCTTCTTCATTAACGCTCGCGTCATTCCTGATATAATAACGCGGGCGGCAAGAAACCAAAGCATTTTTCAATATAGCAGAATTCAGCCGGTCGATCATTTCCTGTGTATCTTTTGCTATATCAACATAACCATAGCCGCATAGACTGCCCTCTACCGGAAAAAGCTGTTGAACGACAAATGGATAAAGGCCATGATCATACCAGCCGTTAGGATATTTTTCTGGTTCGTTTTCGGTTGCAAACAAAACGTTAGTATTTACAAATTTGCAATAATGAAGAACCCTGCGGCCATCCATTTCCTTATGATAATACCAGTCGACAACCACTGATTTATTACTTGTATCTACTGTATCATCATAAACATACTGCGCAAGGGTTATTTCTTTCCCGCCTAATTTACCCTTAAGTTCGGGGTAACGCTGTTCAAGAAGAGAATTGTCAACAAGCTCAGTATTAAAAACGTTTGTAGACTGCTGAATGTCAGTTATACCACTTTCCCAAAACAGATTAATAAAATCGATTTTCTTAATAGATATATCGCCAAGACCGTTATGTTTGGAACCGTCCCAGAATATGCCATAAATGCCGCCTCCGTTTTTCAAGGTGTAGTAGGCTATATCTGAATATGTCTTCTCAAACTCGTTTTGCTCAAGAATTACTGGAATTATGCTTGTCAGCATTTCAGCTTCGGCTTTATCGTCCTCAGCTCTTGGCAGCATGTTTGCTTCTGGGAAGCTGTCCATAACATCGCTCATCTTTGATATAATGCAATTAAACAGCCAAGCGGAAGCAGGCTTTGGATCGTTGCTATTGCTTTCTATATGGTTCCACTGTCTAAGTTTAAAAAAGTCTTCATTAGCGATTATTTTTTTCTCAAGATTCATTTTACCTTCACGGTATTTACGAAGTATTCCAGAGGCTTCACTTACTTCCTTTTCACCGATAGGCTTTTTTTCAATTACACGATTTAAAGCCTCGGCAGTGGAATTGTTACCCGGCTGTTCTGATATGTTGGGCTGTTCACTTTGTTCGCCATCTTTTTTGGAAAATATGTTAAATTTCATTTCATAACCTCCTGAAATTATTTAAACGTTTATATTTGTTTTTATTTATAAGCTCTAACGGATCGTCTAATATTTTAGGCTCTTCCTTTTTCGGTTGAGGTTTGATCGGCCTGCTCATGCAAAAATATCGTGTTTCATCGGCGACATGGTCTTCAAGCTTAGTATCGAGGTCTTCCGGTTTTGTTTCAGAAAACATCATCAAAGGTATTGTGCGGATAAACGCTTTACAATTTTTAAAAATATACATCATAGGATAGCCATTATCATCAAACTGCATCCTATATCTCATTTGCATCCATCCGGCTATGCGTTCATTATCACCAGGTGTAAAATAAACATGATATTTCGCTGCTGTCTCTGCTACGCTTTCACCTCTGCTGCCGTCCCAAATGGATGGATCCGCTACACCCTGTATTTTTTTGCCTTTAAGCCACGGGTGTTCTCTTTCAAGTTTGTTTATTTCTCTGAATTGCTCGTCCGGCGTCCATTTGATGCCCTCGTTCGGCGTTTTTGTACAGCCGTAAAGTTCGAGTATTCTATAAATCACACCGTCATAATCAACTGCCCACCATGCACATGAAAAAGGCTTTGCGTAACCGAAGTCATAAGAACGATATATTGTCCAGTCTTTAGGAATATCGAACGGTTCTATTACATGGGTATATTGACGGTCGTTATAGTGTTCCGGGATATCGCTGAACTCTTCAAAAAACATGCCTTCAAATACATTCCAGTCACCATACCGCCATGCAGCTTTTAAATTTGCCGGTAATGAATCGAGTTGCTTTATATATTCAGGCTGGCTTTTCATAAGCGCTATATTATCGGTAACAAGCGATTGAATAAAAGAATAATCGTTCGGGTCTTCGCCTTCTTCAAATTTTCTATCCACAAAAAGTCTTTTAATATAACCATGCGATTGACCGCCGGGATTACACGTATAATAAATTCTTTTTGGGAAATCATTTACGCCTCTTAGACATGCTGATATACTTTTGATCTGAAATTCCGAAAGCTGTGTCGCTTCGTCGAGAAATATAACGTCATATTCCGTTCCCTGCATTCTGTCTAAATCTGCATCTCTTGCGCAATATGTAAAGCTTATTGTAGAGCCGTTCGGAAACTTTATTACCTTGTCTTTATCATTATATTTGGCTATGCCGAACAATTCGGAACGAAGCTGATTAATATGGTTTTTAACGAGTTCGGGGTATGTTCTACGCACAATAAGCGTCTTAATCCCCGGATATTTCAAACATAATGCTTTACACTTAAATCGGACAGCCCAAGATTTGCCGCCGCCTCTTGCACCGCCAAATGCAATATGTTTATGTTTATCCAAAAGCAAAAGACGTTGTTTTTCATTAGGCACGCCCATTTTTAATGTTATTGTATTCATTCGGCAAATTCCTCGGTATCATCATCAAATACTATCCTTATTTCTTCAGTCTCATCGTCTGATTTTGATTTATCCATCGCTAACTTCTGTTTTGCTATATTTAAAGCTTCATATTCCGCTTCTGTAGGAATGTTATTTAAATTCCTAATAACGTTGGTTAGCTCTTTAGCGGCTAAAGTCAGGTTTTTAATGGCTTGGGTGTTTATCGGTTCGTCGCTTGCTTTTTCTAATTTTTCGATTTTCATAACCTGTGAATTAACTATACCGGCAAGTTTATCCGATGCAGAAATTAGTTTTGATAACTTCTTTACTCTATCTTTAAAGACTAAATCATATGATTTTGAATACAAATTGTTGCGGTGTTTTTCTCTCAATTCCACCCAGTTTCCTTTACTTGCCCGGTCAGCTAACATACGCTTTGAAACGCCGTATTTTTTAATAATTGCGCTATAGCTCATATTGCCTGTGACGTAATCCAGCTTTATTTTTTCCCAGTCATATTTTTCCAAACCATCACCTCCAATGCCTATATCTAAAATATAGTTTAGAACAAAAAAATATATATTTCTAACCCATAGCAAAAAAGCCGTTATTAATAGCGGCTTTTAATTAAATCACTATATTCTACTGCGTTAATTAATTTGCAAATTTTACAATTTTTAAAACAATCAAGCGAATTGCAAAATTGCTTTTTATGTTCATCTTTTGCTTTTTTATCTTTAAACAAATGTTTTTGAATATGGGAGCCTTCTAGAACGCCTTGACAACTTATGTAAAGTGAATCTTCATTTAAATAAAACGGACATTTTACATGAACGCTTTCAAAATTAGTAGACATCTTTACCCTCTAATATTTTATTAATCTTTCTTGCCCTTTGAGCTTTGTTGTATTCTTCCATATTCGGACAACATAGCCGACCGTATTTATCCACAATCCCCAGCGTACAGCGGCCCTTCTGTTTGTTTACGAACCGGCAGCGCTCGAGCGGGCAATAATATGTTATCAATGATTCCACCCTCCTTAAAGCTTATCCGGCTTCAGCTGATTAAAAGCTGGTTTTCGGCGTCGTGTTCGCGCAGTCTCTGTTTCAGCAGCTCGCCACGCAAAAACGTGTTGCGGCCCCGGTTGGTTATCTCCTTACGCGCCTATCGGCGCAGATTACTTAAAGATTTCGGGATTGAAAATACAAGCGGGGGCGACTCCGTGACCGTAGCTCGCGCCGTAGTGGTACAACGCTCCCGAGGTACCCACAGTGCGCTCGCTGCTCGCGTACCCAGGGTGGCAACTCCAGGGAGTAATAGTCCATACCCAGGTATCATACTGCGGCATAAACTTACGGTACTTGCGGTAAAGGTTGTCCGAAAGCAACGCCACAAAGTCCTCGGAGGTGCCGTAGTCGGTCATACCGTCGTCGGAGGTGAGGTCGGAAACAAACGGGAGGAGGTCGCCTTTATCGAAATTCTTTACAAACTCCTCGTTAAGGTATTTACGGAGAGAGGATTTGCGCCAATCGTTGTAGCCGTTCTCGTCGTATGCCATTTCGTCCTCGAGGCGTTTTGCAGCTACGGCGAGTACGCCGCCCTGCTCCATACCGAGAGCGACAAACTCAATACCGCCGCGCACAAAACGCTCGCCCGCCTGCGGTACTTTGCTTACATCTGCAACGGGTGCCGCTTCACCCTCGGAGCTTTCGTCCTCGTATTCGTCGTCATATTCTGCGGGTGTAAAAATGCCCGCAAAGGCAAGGGAAACAACCGCCTCGGCTCTTTTCTTGTTTTCCTCGGGGTTGGTGTTGGTTGCTATATCGTCGCATAGGGACTCAATAGCGGTTAAAATGCTGCTGTTCATAAGGTTTTACCTCCTAAAATTTCTCGTATGTATCTACTAACTTTTGCAGCTCCGCAAAGAGCGGGGCAATAGCGCGCTTGTTTTGCCTTGCGTTGAGCAACTGTTTACCCAGGGCATAAAAGGCGGAGAGCTCGCGCTCGGTGGCTTTCGCCTGCTCTACAACCTTTCGGGCGTTCTTAACCTCGGTGCGAGCCGCTCTCATTTCGTCAAATTCTTTCGCCGAGAGCTGCACGCTTGCGGTTACGCCTTTAGGCTTACCTCCGCCACGGAGCAAATATAGACGGTTGCGCGTTGCGTCCTGGGTGCGGTTAAGCTCCTCGGAAAGCTGCGCGATAGTCTTACGCTCCTTTTGGTACCCGTGTAATAGCAGCTCGTCCTCCTCGGTAGTCCAAGCTCCCGCCTTAACTGCTGCCTGCTCGGGTGTAAATTCGTGTCCGCATTGCGGGCACTTAACAGCCTTGCACATTTGCTACACCTCCTCGTATAAATAATCAAATAAAGATAGCTGTACGGGTGGCGGGTTAGCTATATAAGCGTCCACCTTGTCGGATATTTCCTTAAATGTTTGTCCGTACTTAAAGCTCTCCGATACCTTGTTGGGTACGCTATCAAAAGTAACGAGCTCCGCCCATAATTCGGGGTGGTTGGTTTTAAGGTATGCAAATTCCTTTATTTTTTGGTTAGGGCAAAACCAACAGCCGCCACGGGTTGAAAATTTGTATGTAGGAGAGATAAGGTTGTAAGGTCTTAATATGTCGTATGTCTGCTCCTCGATAATGCCTTTTTTCTCAAGTAATGATATTTGCCCTTTTCGGTGGACGCGCTCGAGTCTTTCTGGCTCGTCGGCAGCTATGCCGATATACTCTTGATAGTCTTTACCTAAAGTTTTTAGGTACCGCTTAACGGGGTTAATTTTCTCTCTATTCATAGCGCACATACCGCCGATAAGCCAACCCGAGAGCTTGCCTTTTCTGTCCTCGTGCTCTGTCCGCTCGATAATGTGGTAAAACCAATGCACATAATCTCGGTCGGACTCAATTACTTTTACTTTGTAACCCCAGGACTCAAAGAGCGGTATTGCGTGGTTAAATATCCACTCTATTACCTCGGGATATTCGGCATATATGCGCCGCTTTTTATCAAACCACAAAAGGGAAATAACAATAAGGTCTATAGGTATTCCGAGCTCGTGAGCTAATACTATAGTTGCCGTAGAGTCTTTCCCTCCGCTCCAACATATAATATTTAGCTTTCTATCGGTGCTCATAGTGCCTTGAACACATCATTTGTAATAGCCCGCTCGCTGTCGGCTGTAATACAAACTCTGCGCTTGTGCCCGTTTTTGTAGGTAATATTGCAATACTCCTCGGCGGTACCGTCGTCGTATTCATAAGAGAGGGACTCTACGCCGCTATCGAGCCGCTTAATAAAAGGTTGCAAGCTAAACTCGATAAAATCGCTTTTTTCGATATTCATACAGTACCTCCCTCAATTTGTTTTAACGGTTGCTCGTCCGATAATCCTTTCATTAAAAGCTCGAGCTTTAACAACTCCTCGGGCGAAAGTTCTTTGCCCTCCTCGCCCTCTTTGAGATTTCCGAAAATTCTGTGTTTTTGGAAAAACGCTTGCAGTAAAGACTCTTTTTCTTTTTCCCAAAGCCTTACATAAAAGCTAAATAAAAACTCTATCTCCGCTTTTTGGGCGGCGGTGCAGCGCACGCGGAGGCGTGTACGACAAGCTCTGCCGCTATGGTTATATTGTAGGTGGTTAAATGTGTCCCTCTCGTCAGTAACTTTATATACGGTCTGCATTAAAATACGGTCTTGCTCTTTGCCGTGATATTCGAGGTCGTACTCTTGTATAATCTCGTCGTCGAGGTCGTCAAGCGTCATAGCATACTTTTTAAGCAATTTATCGAGTATAGCCTGGGCTTGTTCTTTTTCTCCGCCTACGCCACGCAGAGCGAGGGCGTATAGCTTTTTTAGGCGTTCTTTTTGGTCGGTCATTCTTGCGCCTCCTCTATGTAGTCGAGTGCCTCCTCGAGAGAGGAAACGGCAAACTCGAGAGCATCTTTTGTATCGGCAATAATGTCGCAAGGGTCTTGTGGAACTTTTCTGCATGCTTTGTTCATAATAAAATCACTTCGTTTTATTAAACACTTGGTTTTAAATTCTATTAGGAGGTTTTTACCTTTTCAATTTTTACGCATTCAGTCATAAAATCGCCGTATTTGTGTCTGATTTTGATTTTTATCTTTTTCTTAATAATTCATTGCCGATATTTAAAATTGCAATTCAAGGCGTTTACAGCAACTATTCGTAATCGCTGTCAAGCATTCTTTGATAAACCTCTTTATCATAAGCAGCCGAGCTTTCGGCCGACAATTCGGCTTTATCCGATTTGGCAGTGCGGTTTCTTTGAAGCCTGTCCCAGTAAACGCCCGGATAACCGTTTGATATCGAATAATCAAATATTTCCCTTATTTCTTGCAGGCTGTAATTCTTTAAGGCTTTTTCGGTTTTATCGATCAGCTTCAAAATATTGACCGGCTTCAGCTTGAACTCTTTATATTGCAGCCATTCGGTCATTATGCTTTTAGCTTCGTCACTCAGGGCCGAATCATTTACAACCGAAAGCAATTTATTATTTACGCCGTGTCTTTCTGTGGGGGGACCCACAGGGGGGTTATATATTATATTATTCTTTATATTCTTTAGATGTGGTTGCTTGTTGGTTAGTTGTTGGTTAGTTGTTGGTTGTTCGTTGGTTAGTTTGCTGGTTAATAAAATGCCTTCGGGTTCTTCAAATCCACTGTTCATGAGGCTTGACAGTTCATTTCTGCTGGTTGATTTGCTGGTTGATTTTTTGAGGCTTTCAAGGTTTGTTAACAATTTGTTCATCACTTCTGCTGGTTGCTCGTTGGTTGATTCGCTGGTTAAATTGCTGGTTGGACTTTCGCTTAAAATTTGATATTCTTCCCAATTAACAAGGGTTACGATAGTAAATTTGTTGGTTGATTCGGTGGTTATTTCGTTGGTTGATTTCAACTTAGAAATTGCAGTGCGAACGGTCTGCCTTGTAAGCCCTAATTCTGCCGCCATTTTTTCTGTACCTACTACAACCTGGCCTTTATGGATTTTTTTACCCATCCACTCGGTTTCTTTATAAGAAGCTGTCAAAAGCAAATGCAAGAACACGGATTTGACATCACTATCTTGATACCATCCCCATTGCAACATTTTTCGGTGTATCTTAACAAAGCCGTTAAGAACCTGCATTGCTTTTGCCTCCCAAAATTTCAATTATTTTCCGGCCCGTTTCGTTCTTGCTGCAAAACATAAAATCAACGCCGTATTTGGCCGAAATACTGTAAAGGATCTTGAAAAGCCTTTGGCCGGATACTGCAAGCGGCGAGACCCTAAGCCTCGGATTATACCAGCGGTTTACGTCCTCAAGTCTTTTTATGCCGTCGCCATGTTCACATAAAATAATAAGCTTTATACCGGCGTCACCGGCCCTTTGAAGCTCGTTTATAAAGCGTTTGTGCTGCTGGCACACATTGCCGCATATCTCCAAAAGGTCCTTTTTGCGGTCGATTATCAGCCGAGGATTATCAAGCGACATATAATCGCCAACATAAAGTTTTGATGAAATGTGTTTTACTCCGCTGTTGTCAAATTCGGCCAGTATCTTCTTGATCGCCTTTTGCTTTTCCCGGGTGTCAATCTGAATAGTCATATGTTTAGACCCTAAAATGGCAGATCGCCCTGTTCTGCTTCTATTTCGACGAAATCCAAAGCATCATGCGCAGCAGTATCCTCTGCGGAAATGTCGTGCACATCGGCGCCGGATGCGGCGGCTACGGGATTCGCACCGTTGCTCTGCCTCTTTCCAAGC